TTATGCAGAGGTCTCGAGGACCCGTTCCCGCCCAATCTTGTAGGCTTGATCGCAATCGGCTTCTCTGAATTGCTCCAACTCATCCGCGAAAAGCTCGGCAGCGTGACGGCCCGGGTGCGTTCTATCGTCTTCGATGACAGCGGCTATGCGTCGAAACAATTCCGACTCGAAGTTGCTAGCCGCGCTCTGGGCATTTGGCCTTGCCAGCCGCGCTCCGCCATCCAGCCGGATCGCCGAAACATAAAACTCATCTTCATAGTCAGCTCCGGCCGACGTCAATTCGGCGCGGCCATAGAGCAGCAATCCGGTTTCCCAGCGGTCGCAGAGGCGGATGGAGAGTTCATCGAACGAATATTCGCAGGAAAAAGCCGCGATCTGGGTCATTATCTTCCCATCTCTTCGTTCGATGCTGATTGCGCTTCACGTCCAGTTTTATATCCGCTCACTTTAGACGCTTCCGCGGGTTCGGTCGCAGTACTGGTCTTGGCATGCATTAGCAGTCTTCTCCCTTCAAATCGCTATTAATGGCTCTGTCGGGTTTCGCTGACTTCGGGCAAGATTTCTTAGGCTTGCTCGGGCTCATTCCTTCCAGTGCCAAATGGCTCTGCTGGGAAAATTGGCACTAAACACGATTTATGTCAACATGATTTATGTTTAAAGAGCACCAAAGATGTTCTCGGCTTGCGGCAGCCGGTGTTCTGACAATGAACGTGGGTTTGGCACGACAGCCGGGTTGCCGAGGTGCCGATTTCCTATTTGCGGGCAATGTGTCCGCAAATGCGGCCGATGATCGTCAGGCGTTCCAGCTCGACAGTGAAAGTCTCCAGCGCCGGGTTGTCCGAGATGATCTTGACCTCGCCGGGTTGGCTGAACGGAACACGCTGGAGGCGCTTGATCTGCGGCTCGGAGTAGCCGTCGCTGATGGCATAGACGGTGTCCGTCGTCATCTGGTTCTGCGAGAGGTCGACGATGACGCGATCGCCGGGCATGTAGGTTGGCTGCATGGAATCGCCGATCACTTCCATGATGATGGTGTGGTTCGGCGAGGCCTTGGCCTCATTCCGCAGATATCCAGTCGGAATGAGCCATTCCGCCACGATTTTATGCCCGGCAACATTCCCGGAACCGACGGGAAGGTTGATGACTTCGCCAACGATACCACTGCCGGCGCCAAGCTTGACATCTACTTCGGGCGTCGCCCCGGCGATCTGCGGCTGCCAATGTTCGCGACTGTAGCTAAGCTCCCCTCCGTCCTCGGCAAATCCCTCGTTGTCTTGCTCGTCCGGATCGAAAGAGGTGACGATGTTTGGCATCGTGCGCGCCACCTTATGTGAGCCTTCTCCCGTCAGAAGGTAGCCAGCCGTTGTGCCGAACTTCTTGGCATAGCGATTGGCGATCTCGGCGCTGAACTCGTTCTGGCCGTTTTCGTGGGCACGATAGGTGGAGAGGCTCACCCCGAGCGCTTCCGCCGCTTTCGTTGCCGATGGATAATTTGCGGCTTCGCGCGCCGCCCTCAGTCGTTCGCCCATTGATTTTTGCATTTTCCGACCCTCGCAAAATTATCAACATAAATCATGTTGACACGAATAGTATTATCAACATAATTGGTGTTTATCAAGGTGCTCGAAGCGTATTTCGCTGCGGCGCCGGCATGAAGGCTCGTCCGACGTTCGTTGGGCGGTGAATTTGGAAGGGTGGTGGCATGATTGCGAATAAGCGAGGCAGGAGATTGGAGGTCCAAGCAGGTGGTTTCGACCATTTCTGGGGTTGCCCGGCGTGTCATCGGGCCTTGTCGATTGCCGAAGTCATCGAGCTGCATTGTGAAGGCTGCAACGCAACCGTGACGCCGGCCGAGACGCTCGGTTCCGAGCTTGAGGCCGAACAGCCTGTCTACATGGGAGGTTCTCATGATTGAAATGCTTGAGGGCTTCTTGGCCTGCATCGGGGTGACACTCTTCCTTGGCTTCATGCTCGCGGAGTTGAAGGCAATCGTCTGCAGATTGGTATCCGGATGCCCGGAAGACGAGTCCGGGGCCCCTGAGGGCGACCAGATTCACTTTCGATTGACCGGAGCTGGAACCAACCGCGCGGTAAGGCCAATACGCCCGACGGAATGACGCTGAAGGCAGTGATGCTGTCCCACGAAACCAATCAAAAACCCAACATACAGGCCTGGCCTTGCCGGCTGGGGGAGGTTGCTATGAATGAATTTCAAATTGGAACTGAGGCGGTTGCCGGCGGACATCTCGGCTGGATTCGCAAGGTTCACCGGGCGACGAACGAGATCCTCAAAGACGGGCGAGGTGAACCCATTGTCTTTGCCACGCCGGATGCCGCAAAGGCTGCCGCCGGGGAGGCGATGGTCGCCTATCTCAACACGCCCATGCTGCGCGATGGCGCAAAAGTCGAGGCGATTTCAAAAGCGGAGGCTTTCTTCAAACCAAGATCGCCCGACCCCGCGGTTTCTGCTTCTGGGAATATGGCGTGATTCCTTTGCCGCAACGGAACTAGCGAACGCATCGTCAGAAAGGAGCGGTTCGGTCAATGACCAAGGGTAAGCTCGACCTTCTTCTCGATGGTCTCGGAATAAAACTCGTTCCGGTCCATCGCCGGCGTGCCCCGGCAGAGAGCCATGCTCGTGGGACGATGCAGGAAATCCGCGGGCGCTACGGTGACGGACATCTGGTCTTCGTGCTGCGTTGTATCCGCCAAACCGTCAATAATCGGGACGAGTTGTGGTCCGATACGATCGGCGCCGTCTCCGACGTTCTCGCGCAACGCCAGGACTGGGCGCTTCGGCGCCCGGGCGACTTGCTCGGTGCCTTCGATGACATTGCACTTGCTTCGCTGCGCCTGAATGCCGTGGCGAGGCGGCCCTGGCCGGTTCGTGCGACGCTGCGAACCTTGATCTATTGGGAATTGGAGAGACGCCTCGATGCACCTATCCATCTCGCCGTTTGAAGATCTGTCCCAGCAAGCGGCCGAAATCGCCGACTTGAGCCTCGTCGTTCGTGGCCGCTTCGTTGAGGCAGCGGATACGATGGTGCACCTCGATGTTCGCGGCGTTCGCCCGGATAGAATGCGCACGCTCTGGCCGGAAGTTCTGCCCGAACCGATGGATCATGCAGATATCCGCGTTCGTTACCGCCCGAGCGCCGCCGCCATCAGCCGAGCGGAAGAAGTCCTGCAGGATTGGCTGCGGATCCATGTTCGAGATGAAGAGCGTCGTATCCTGCTTTCGCGCTGGTCCGTTTGCCTTGCCGCACCTTATGTAGCCGGATCCTTCCGGGATTTCTGTGCTCGAACGGGACGTGTGCGGCGGACGGCGGAACGACGCATCTAGAGCGAATTTCAGAGTATCGCGAGCGTGCTTCGCGCCACTTCACCGACATTGCAGGAGCCTGACTGGTCGCGCATAGCGCCGATGATGCCGAACTCAGCGGGCGGTTCGGAGCGCGTGAAACCAGAGGTGACCAAGCACGAAATGCACTGGCTGGCGGACGACGCTAAGCCTGTTTTCGATGCGGCAAGCCCGGCGCTTGCCGAACTTGCGAAGCGACTGGAGCGCGGCAACCGCAGGCGCGCGAAATTGAGAGCCTAAACCGCGGCGGCATAGCCGGTCCGAACCCGGATTTTGCCGCTACCGACGCTTCCAATTGCCTTTACCTTTCATGATGACATGTTGCTCTCGAATGCGAAGACTCCGCTTCGCCGGGAGCTTGCTGCACCTTCGCCAAAATCCGGCACGGTATACTCCGACAAAAGCCGAAGTTGCGATGCCGGGAGGTAGGCGCGCCATGGATCGCCGATCAAGACCTCTATGCCCTGCGCCGCGCAGCGATGCAGAAATCCGGTGACGCCCTTCGCAAGCGCTTCTTCATAGAGAAGATCACCGACGCAGATGATATCGACTGCGGGAGGCTCGTCGGTCGTCAGGTCGGCGAGGACGGCTTTTATTGCGACCTCATTAAGGGCGGCATTGAGCCCGATGGCTGCGATGGCATAGGGATCGACGTCGGCAGCGTACACTTCCCGAGCACCGACCTTTGCTGCTGCGATGCCCACGATTCCCGAACCGGCGCCGAGGTCGAGCACGCGGCGGCCCGCGATGGCTTCCGGTCTGTCGAGAAGATAGCGAGCCAACACCAAGCCTCCTCCCCAATGATGTGCCCAATAAGGCGAGCCGAATTGCGGATCTCTCTCCGCAAGGCGCCGCAATCCGCTGCGCGGACCCGCTTTGTGCAGGCGAATCTGCGGAATGCCGGGAACGGGCAGAATCGGAAGATTGGTAGCAATGAACTGCCGCACCCAGTCTAGGTCCACGCTGCTCTTCAAGCGATGTTCCAATATGTTCCCTCATTCGCTCATTTTAGCATTATCGGATGCCGTCTCCGCTGCGGCTGATCAAAGTCGGCGAGTTTGGCGGTGCCATGCATTCCATGGCGAGCTCCGAAAGTATAGCGGCGACCCGCTTCAGATGTTTGCTCGACTGCATTGCGTCGCGTATCCGCATCATCGATATGTCGCAAGCTGAGGCATGTTGCGATGAGATGAAGACAATTTCGCTCATTTCGTCGGACCGGACAGTGCGATATTTCCCCGTAATTTCAGTTAATTATCTGCGCCCACCGTCAAGATCTCCATTCCTTGCAGCGCCATCGTCCTCCAGGGGTGTCGCCAAACCCGCCGAATTGGGGTATCTATTTTGGCATGATGAGAACAGCTGCAGCGATGCACTGCCGACCGCAAGCGATGTCCTGAACCGCTTGTTTTCCTTTAAAATTCCATCGGAAATTTTAAGCATGTCCAATGCCGACAAGCCGGTCGTGCCGCGCAAGCCGCGTGCGCGCCGTCGCAAGGCCAATTCCAGCGATACGCCGCTCGATTACATGTTGAAGGTGATGCGCGACCACGAGGCGGATCAGAAGCGGCGCGATGAAATGGCGAAGATAGCAGCCTCCTATGTTCACCAGAAGCCGAGCGAGCGCTCGGGTGTCGGGAGCAAGGGAGACCGAGGTCTCACCATAGACTTAACCAATGCAACGGATGAGCAGCTTGCGATACTCGAATCCCTCTTCGGTCCGCTTGCCGGATCGGGCGATGATGATGACGGCGGTCCGGGAGGAGAAGGCGAGGCGGATAGCTGAGCGCGAGCAGGCCAAGCGTGTTCGGGAGATCGCCGCTGATGCGGAGCGGATACGTGCCAACTGCCAATCGCTGACAGGGTTCGTTCGAGAGGCCTGGCATGTGGTCGAACCCGCTGTCGACTATGTCCATGGCTGGCATATCGACGCGATCTGCAAGCATCTCGAAGCGGTGACCGCGGGTGACATTACGCGGTTGCTGATCAATGTTCCGCCGGGCACGATGAAGTCGCTCCTGTGTGGCGTCTTCTGGCCGGCTTGGGAATGGGGGCCGAAGAGCAAGCCGCAGATGCGCTATCTCGGCGCTTCCTATTCGGAACATTACGCAAAACGCGACAACAGGCGCATGCGCGATCTCGTCGCGTCTGAATGGTATCAGGCGCTCTGGGGCGATCGGGTCAAGCTGACGAGAACCGGCGAGATGGCCTTCGCCAACACCAGCACGGGTTCGCGGCAGGGAGTGCCGTTCTCAAGGCTTACGGGGGGACGTGGTGATCGGGTGATCATCGACGATCCTCATTCTGTCGATGGTGCGGAATCCGAAGCGGAACGTTTGTCTACGGTGCGAACTTTTCGCGAATCCGTGCCGACACGGCTCAACGATCCCCAGCGCTCGGCGATCGTCGTCGTGATGCAGCGGTTGCACGAGGCGGATGTCTCCGGCACGATCCTTGCTCTCGGGCTCGGCTACGAGCATCTGATGTTGCCCATGGAATTCGAGCCGGAGCGCCGTTGCAGGACATCGATTGGATTTGTCGATCCTCGAACGGAAGAAGGGGAACTGCTCTTCCCGCAACGTTTTCCGCGCGCAGTGGTGGAGCGGGACAAGATACCGCTCGGTTCCTATGCTGTTGCCGGTCAGTTTCAGCAGCGGCCTGCACCGCGCTCGGGAGGCCTGTTTCAGCGGGGCGATTTCGAGATCGTCGAGGCGGTGCCTGCGGGTGCTAGGCGCTGCCGCGCCTGGGATTTCGCCGCCTCGAAAGAGCGTCACGGCCGCCAACCGGACTGGACGGTCGGCCTTCGCATCGCGTGGGTCGATGGTATTTTTTACATCGAAACCATCGCTCGTGGTCGCTGGTCGCCCGCCGAAGTGGAACGCAATTTGAAGAACACGGCGTCACAGGATGGGCCAACGGTGACGATCCGTATGCCGCAGGACCCGGGCGCGGCTGGGAAGGCTGATGCCGAAACGAAGATCAAGCTACTGGCTGGCTTTCCGGTAAAGGCTATATCACCAACCGGCGACAAGGCGACGCGCGCCAAACCGGCTTCGGCACAAGCGGAGGCGGGGAACGTCAAGCTTCTGCGCGGGGACTGGAACGAGGCATTTCTCGATGAGGTCTGTGCCTTTCCAAACGGGCAGTTCGACGATCAGGTCGACGCCTTCGCCGATGCGCTGAACGAGCTCGCGCTGAGTTCCTCTTTCAGCTTCACGAATTTCTAGCTCGCTGTCGCGAGCCTCTTCATCACATGACATTAAAGGACAATCCATGGGGCAGATATTCTCGATGGTTCGCGACGGATTGGTGAGCCTTGCATCCCGCATGGGCACCGAACGCGACAAGGCGGCATCTGTTTTCTATACGCAGCCGATCCTGACGGACGAGCAGATCATTGCTGCGTATCGCGGCTCCTGGCTGCCACGCAAGATCGTCGATATTCCGGCGCTGGATAGCTGCCGGAAATGGCGAAACTGGCAGGCTGCGAGCGATCAGATCGGATTGATCGATGCCGAGGAGCGCCGGCTCAATCTACGCGGCAAAGTGCTGGAAGTATCGACGAAAGCGCGCCTTTTCGGTGGTGCCGCCTTGTTCATCGGCTCCGAGGATGCCGATCCTGCACTGCCGCTGGAGGCGGATCTGATCGGTAAGGGTGGTCTCAAGCATCTGACCGTCCTGACGCGTCGCCAACTGGCTGCTGGTGACATCGACAGCGACCCAGCTTCTGAATGGTACGGCAAGCCGAAATTCTACACGCTGACCGGTGGCAATGGTATGCAGGTGACGATCCATCCGTCTAGGCTCGTCATCTTCAAAGGGGCGATGACGCCGAATGAAGAATTTGGTGAGATGGGTAATTGTGCCTGGGGTGAAAGCGTGCTCGCCGCGACTTTCGATGCGATCAAGAACGCCGACAGTACGGCGGCCAACATCGCCAGCCTCGTCTTCGAGGCCAAGATCGACATTATCAAGGTCCCGCAGTTTTCCGCCAATATAGGCAATCAGGCCTATGAAGATGCCGTGCTGCGTCGCTACGCGCTCGCCAACACCATCAAGGGGGTCAACGGCACGCTGATTCTTGATGCCGAGGAGGAATACGACAGCAAGAGCGCGCCGCTCTCCGGCCTCACGGATATTCTGATGGCCTTCCTGCAGATTGTCGCCGGCGCGGCCGACATTCCCGTCACCCGGTTGCTCGGTCAATCGCCCGCCGGGATGAACGCGACAGGCACAGCCGACATGAAGAATTATCACGACGGGATCCAGGCGATCCAGGAGCTCGATTATACGCCGGCAATGTCCCGGCTCGACGAATGCCTCATTCGCTCGGCCACAGGCGGGCGTGATCCTGCAATCTATTCGATCTGGGCGCCCCTGGAGCAAATGAGCGAAATGGAGCGGGCCAATATCTTCAAGACGAAGGCTGAGGCGGCGCGAGCCCTGTTCGGCTCCGTTTCGGGGGAAGAGATCATCCCTCGCCAGGCGCTCTCTGAAGCTCTGCTGAATGCCTTCGTGGAAGATGGATCGCTGCCAGGATTGGAAGCGGCGGCAAAGACAACGGACTTGCCGGATGATGTCGGGCAATCTGCAACAAGCTCCGACGCAACTTAACGACCCGATGCCGTCACGGCGCCGCCGCTGACGGGGCCGCTTCGCCTAGGCAAGCGGCTTTCACCCGGACCACATCGGCTTCGGCCAGGAGAAATCCCAACATGAACTTCACAGACACTGTCACCGTCGCGGGAACGCGACGGACGGGAGACGGCTATCTTGTGGCCGATGCCCGTATTGCTCGCACTGGCATTCAAACCTACGCCGGCGCCGAGATCGGCAGGCCAGAGACGCCCACCGTGCGGATCTATCGGCCCGGCGGCGAAGTCTTCTCCGAAGACACGCTCAAGAGTGCCGCTCACCGGCCGGTGACAAATGAGCACCCGCCTGAAATGGTCACCTCGGAAAACTGGAAGAAATATGCTGTCGGCCAGACCGGCGACGAAATTGCCGGCGATGGCATATTCCTCCGCGTACCGTTGATGGTCAGCGATGAGGAAACGATCCGAGACATCGAAAGCGGCAAGCAGGAACTGTCGGCCGGCTATGTCTGCGACGTCGATTTTACGGCCGGCGTGACGCCCATCGGCGAGGCCTACGACGCCATTCAGCGAAACATTCGCATCAATCATATCGCCATTGTGCGCCGTGGCCGTGCGGGCTCGAAAGTCCGCATCGGCGATGCAGCCGCACCGTGGGGCTGTTCTCCTCTCGCAGCCCCACGCCCCCTTTCCGATGACAAGCAAAGCAAGGAAGGAATGATGCCCACGAAGACGATCATGATCGACGGCACCGAGATCGAAGTCTCCGATCAGGCTGCAGAGATCATCACGACATTGCGGCAGCGCCTTGCTGACGCCGAGGCCGGCCATCAGAAGGCCGTCGCGATCAGGGATGCCGAACTCGATGCGCTGAAGGCGGCGCTTTTCGATGAAGCGGAGATCGAGCGTCGCGCCGAGGCGCGTGCCGACCTGATCGGCCTTGCCAAGGCAATTGCCGGCAGCGTCCAGACATCAGGTCTTTCAGACGCCGCGATCCGCAAGGCCGTTGTCGTCGCCAAGGCAGGCGAGGGCGCCATCGAGGGCCGATCCGACGCCTATATCGATGCGCGCTTCGACATGCTCGCAGAAGGGCTGCGTAAGAAGTCGGATCTTTTTGCGGATGCTGTCCGAGATGGCATCACCTCGGCGCAGACGTCCACTTCCCCTGCCTTTGCCGCTTACGCCGCCATGGTGCGTGACCTCGAGAGCGCGCATCGGGCGGCCAATCCCACCTAACCAGGTCAACGAAAAGGAGACGCTTCAATGGCGACTTATCAGACTACCTATGGAAACGCTCCTCGGAAGGGCCTGCACGGGCAGGTCGCTTCTGAGGAAAAGGCCAACAAGATCAGCCGCACGATCGAAAATGGCGCCGGCATCAAGTTCGGGCAGCCTGTCCAGCGCGGCCTTGCCGATCATGGTGTCGCGCCGTTTGCCGCAGGCGGCAAGTTCATCGGCATTGCCGTGCTGACACCGAACGTGCTGCCCGATGTGGCGCCATCCGGCGGCTATGCCCAGTTCGTCACGGGTGCATTCCTGACTTCCGGTCAGATGTATGTGCGGGCGGGCGGCGCCGTCTCGGACGGTGATGCGGTCTACTACAACCCGACGACCGACACTTACGTCAACGCGGCCGGCACCGGCATCGTCGGCCCCATTCCCGATTGTTTCTTCGATACGAGCGGCAGCAACGGCGACATCGTCGAGATCTCGCTCAAGCACAGGAGCGCCTAATCCATGAACCAGTTCGTTCGACAGCAGTTTGCCGACGCCCAGGCCGCCTATTCCTTCGTCATCGCGCAAGGGCGCAATATCGAGACGCGCATCTACCAGCGCCGCTATCCGACCCTCAACTACGGCCTCCATGTCCCTGTCGTCACCGAAGGCAATGAATGGGCCTCCGGCACGACCTTCTTCACTGTCGACAGCGCTGGTGAGGCGAAGTTCCTCTCCGCCGCAGGCACCGATATGCCGTTCAACCAGTCGACCCGCGACAGCGCCAGCCATGATTTCGCGATGATCGGCTCCGGGTGGGAGTGGAATCTCGAAGAGGTCAATCAGGCCGCTCTCTACAATCTCGACCTCAACGCTTCCAACGCCATTTTCGCCGCCGATAAGATCGAGCGCCTGCTGAATTCCGTCGCCATGATCGGCTCGACGGAGAAGGGCTGGACCGGTTTCGTCAACGATCCGAAGGTGTCGCGCGTCGATGTCACTGCCGATGGCACGGGCGGCTCGACCCACTGGTCCGCCAAGACGGCCGATCAGATCCTGCGCGATGTCAACGATCTTATCGGCGGCGTGCGGCAGCGGACCGGCGAAGTCGAGTGGATCGACAGCCTGCGCCTGCCGCCGGAAGCCTTCCGCCTGATCGCCACCAAGCGGCTTGCCGATGGCGATGGCTACATCACCGTGTTGGACTTCCTGCGGCGCGGCAACGTCTATACCGCCGAGACGGGCCAGCCGCTCGATATCCAGCCGCTACGCGAGCTTGCCACGGCCTCGCAGGATGGCGGCGGCCGCATGGTCGTCTATCGTCGCGATCCGGAGGTGCTGCGCTTCCATCTGCCGATGCCGCGCCGGGTGCTGCAGCCGCGCCAGAAGTCGATCATGAGCTTCGAGACCGGCATCATCGCCCGCACTGGAGGCACCGAGGTGCGCCTGCCGGCGGCTATGGCTTACGGTGACGAGATCACCGCTGCCTGACGCTGAACTCCCTCTCTCCGTTTCATGCGGAGGGAGGGCCCTTCTTTCCAACGACCGACATCGGAGCTTTCATGTCCGTTTCTTTTTACGGCACGCTCGCTGCCGCTGACGCCTATTTTGCCGATCGCGGCAAGGCGGGCTGGGCCGCGGCCAGTGATAGTGATCGCCTGGCGGCGCTGGTGCGCGGATCTCAGGCGATCGATGCTCTCTATGAGCCGAGATTCACTGGCCGGCGGACCGGCGGCTACGATCAGGTGCTGTCCTGGCCTCGTAGCGGGGCGACGACGGTGAACGGTGCGGTGATCGCGGATGACGCAACGCCTCTGCCCGTGACCTACGCAGCCTATGAGGCTGCCGCGCTCGAGCTTTCCGAACCGGGCAGCCTGACGCCTGTTATCGTCGCGGCTCGCACGGTGAAGCGCGAGAAGGTGGGACCGCTGGAGACGGAATATGCCGTTGCCGACACGAGCGACGACATGATCGCCTCCGCAAAGCCGGTCCTGACCATGCTCGACGGGCTGCTTTATCCTCTCCTGCGTCCGGTGTTGCCGGGCATTCTGGTGGTGTGATGGAGGCGTTCGATTACGGCAAGGCGCGGGTTGCCGCCGAGCGGTTGATTGCCAAATTCGGCCAGAAAGCCGTTCTGCGGCGCATTACGAGTGCCGGGCCGGATTACGATCCCGTGCAGACGAGCGAGGACTTTCCGTGTTCGCTCGTCGATCTCGACCAATCCCAGGCGCATGTCGCCGACACGCTGATCCAGCGCGGCGATCGCATGGTCTATCTCTCGACCGAGGGGCTCTCGGTCACGCCAACATTAGCCGACAGGGTGCTGATCGGCGGCGCCGAGCATGCGATCGTCGATATCCAGCCGCTGTCGCCAGGTGGGACTATCGTCTTCTGGCAGCTGCAGGTGCGGCGATGACGGCGCTCGTACGTTTCAAGACGATCCTGACGCTTTGGCTGTTGGCGCGCGCCATACTGCTGCTCAACCGGGTTTCACCGTTGCCGGGGATTGAAAAAAGCGGTGGGATGAAAGCCGAATCCCGAACCGCCAAATCTGCGGTTCGCGCCCGCTACGGCCATCTTACCCTTTTGAATTTCGAGCGGCGTGGCTCTTCACTGGGCGATGCCGCCGATGACGCCTAACCTTATCAGCAGGTATCCGACATGGCTTCCTCGAATTTTTCCAATGACATCGCCGCCTGGGCCGAGCGAACCAAGAAGCGCATGGAAGAGGTGGTGAACTTCTCCGCGCAGCGGCTGGCCGAGGCGATCGTCGAGGCTACGCCGGTAGCCTCCGGCGAACTTGTCAATTCCTTCCGGGTCTCCGCCCCGCCGCGGCAAAGCGGGGATGCCGAGGGGAAGGATGACGGTCAGCCGGTCAATCTGGCCGGCCTCGGCGTGTCGCTGGGCGGCCTGATCCATATGGGTTTCACCGCCGCCCATGCCGCCGCCGTCGAATATGGCAGGGATGGGCAGGCGGGGCAGGGCATGGTGCGGCTTGCGGCGCGCCAATGGCCTGACATCGTCGAGCGCGCCGCACGTGACACGGCGGACTGACCTCTCGAAATCTCAACAACTTAGACAAGGTGACGCATGGCGACGGCAACGGACGCTCTCATTCTGGCTGCGCTGCTGGATCATCTGGCGGCACTCCAATTTCAGCCGCCATTGCCGGTGGCGCAGCCGGGCATTGCCTTTCCGCCGGCGGGGCAAGCTAAGCCGGATAACTATCTGGCGGTCAGCTACCTGCCCAATCGTCCCCGGCAGGTGACGCTTGGCGACGATCCGCAGCAGAAGCTCGGGCTTCTGCAGGTTTCCGTCTATTGGAAGGCCGGCGGCGGGCTGATCAAGCCACTCGATGCCGCCGGCCAGGTCATCGACCATTTCAACAACAAGACGCTATTCGCCTCTGGCGTGAAGATCACGATCAGTGGCGAGCCGTGGGCCGCAGGCCCGATCCAAGAGGATGACCGGGTGCAGATACCGGTCACCATTCCCTACACCGCCTTTGAACCGGAGACATGATCCATGGCGAATAAAAGCACGAAGAAGGGCTCGAAAGTCTACGTATGCGAGACGCCCCAGAATACCGACCTGACGGCCACGGCCTATGCCGCGCTCACTTGGGTGCAGGTGGGCAAGGTCGGCAAGGTCGGCGATTTCGGCTCGGACTCCACCATCAACCACTACAATACGCTCGATGAGCCGGTGCAGCAGAAGCAGAAGGGCGTTTCCAACGCCGGCGATCCGGAGCTCGAGGTCGCCTCCATCGCCGACGATCCCGGCCAGGACATCCTGCGCACCTTCGGCGACCCGCTCAACGTCAACAACATGGCGATCAAGGTCGAGCGCAACAACGCGCCGCAGGGCAAGACCAATACGGTGTTCTATTCGCGCGGAGTCGTTTCGGGCCCGCTTTATCCCGGCGGCGGCTCCGACGATTTCGATCTTGAGAAGTTCAAGGTCGGCCTCAACCAGCTGCCGATCCGAGTCGATCCCGTCACCACGCCGTAAGCGCGATCTTACGGAATCTTGCGCGCGTCGCTCTCCTGCGGCGCGCGGCCACTCTCACATGTCCCAACCGATAAGGTGTTTCCTTGGATATCTCCAGTCTCGTCAATTCCGAAGATCTCTTCGAGCTGCAGCTTCTGCATCCGGCCACCGAGGAGCCGCTCGGCATCTCCTTCATGATCCGCTCGGCCGAGAGCAACGAGGTGAAGAAGATTGTTCGCCAGCATAGCGACCGTTTCCTCGCCAGCCGCAAGAAGAAGCTGACGACCAGCAAGGTCGAGGCCGAATATCTCGACAAGGCGGCCGCCGCCATCGCTTCCTGGAGCTGGGGAGAGCAGCAGTGGAAGGGCGAGCAGCCCGTGCTCTCCTTCGAGAAGGCCCGCGAAGTCGTCGAGGAAGCCGGGTGGATCTACGACCAGGTGGCCGGCGCCTCGGAGGACCGCGCAAATTTTATGAAGAGCTTGCCGAAGGGCTTTCAGAAGCCGTAGGGATCGTCGCACGCTATGATTGCGTGCGCGATACAAACGGCGAGACCCGGCGCGAGCGCAACGAGGCCTTCGAGCTTATCAGCCCGGAGGCCGAGGTGCCGGAGGCGGGCCATGCGCTCTGGGACTGGTTCTGGGATCTGCGCTCGGCGCAGGCTCCCGGCCTTTCCGGCCCGGCGCCGCTCTCCCATCAGGAAATGCTGGCCTGGCTGCAACTGACCGGCAACCTCCTGCGCCGTGAGGACATCGCCGTGCTGAAGGCGATGGACGGGCGCTATTGCCAGGCGGTGGAGGAGGAGACGGAGGCGATCAGAGCGCGGGAGGCGGGGTAGAGGGTCAGGCTGCTCCATGACTAATGAGCCTAATGTGACTTTATGTTGCTGTAACTCCACTCAAGTGCAGTCAGCCCATCCACGGTGGTTTCAACTTCCCACCCGAGAGACGAGTCGCTCTTGTTGCCAACATATACACACTTCGCAAGGTGCCTCACCGGCTCTTGAAGATCATTGAGCGTCTCATAAACTATCGACGCGCCAAAAAAGAAGGCCTTGAGATGCCATTGTCGAACGCCTTTAGTTCAGTTTGAATCCACGCATCGTCTATAGCTAGCGGGTAGCCCGACGCTTTGGATCGCTGTTGTCTCGTCACGAGATAGCTTTCGAGCAATCTTCTATCCAATTCTAGTTCGTCGAGTTCGGAAACCTTGATGCGTTTATATTCCGATGACGGGAGCAGGCGCTGCTTGAGAATTGTCTCGCAGGCCGTGACAAGTTTCGAATCAAACAAATCGCAGCTGTTTAAGAGCAACGCGCTAACCACTAGGCACATAATGCTCGCTATGGGCTTCGTTCGGTGAAGATGCATTATAATTCCGCTGGGTGGTAGTTTTGGACAATTGCAACTTCGGCGAACGTTGCATCCTATATCATGCATGTCAATAAGGTTGTTCTCTAAATGTTCTTCGTGATAAAACGTCGTGCGCATCGTGATGGGACTGTTTTATCGGGAATTACGGTGACAGTGCACTAATTCTCTCCAACGACGGCCTTGGCTTTGCGGCCGCGACGAGCCGGCTTGAGGGTGGCGTCGGTGAGGTCTTCGAGCCGGTCTAAAAAGTCGGTATTGCCAATGGGGCGACCGATGCTTTCGGCTCGGCGAAGCGCGGTAAATGCCATCTCTTCTTCTCCGGCAGTGAGGAGGGCGGCGAAATCGGGAAAGCGAGCGCGAACCGGTGTTGTGGTCGTGACGCCGTCATCCTCAATCAGTCCAAACTGTGCCGCGACACTCGACCATCGCCAATCGGCAGCTCGCTCGACAAGGCGAGCGCGCACCGGATTGAGGGCGACGTAGCGGAGTGCTGCTGCCAGATGCTCTTCATCCATGGCGACACAACCGAAGCGGCCCTGCCAGAAATGGCCGGTCCGGCGCAGCCTTGCATGGATATGGCCGGCATAGGTGCGATGAACGCGAGACAGTGCGCGGCGAATACCGTCTGCATCCGTCGGAACGAGGATGAGGTGAACATGGTTGGGCATCAACACCCAGCCCCAGACCTCTACGCCAGCGGCACGACAATGATGGGCCAGGAGATCGCGATAGAGCGCATAGTCATCATCGCAGAAGAAGGTTTGCGCCCGCCCGTTGCCGCGTTGGGTAACATGATGTGGAATATCAGGGACGATGATATGAGCGAGACGGGCCATTGGGTGTGTTGGTCAGATCCGGAATCTATTGAGTGCACTGTCACCGTAATTGCGAGTGCACTGTCACCGTAATTGCAGCAAGTTTCTTTTCACTCGCGATAAACTTTTCAAGTCTGTCTACTCGTTGAGCCGCCATTTCTGGCGACAAGCCGATTTGCTGAAACACCTTCTCGGCATACGTCCGAATTGCGTTGTAATATGTCGTGCCAAGCGCATCGCGGCATTGATAAGCAATCATGAAACTCACGTTCACACCATCGATGACTTTACCGGCCAGCTGAACACGCTTTTGCTCGTCGTCAGCCAAGGCTTGCGTGAAGATTGTGCATGCGAAGAGTACAGTCAGAAGTGGTTTAAACCTCATAGTCATGTCACTACACATACAAAAGTTGCTAAAATTATTCGACGCATACTATCCCTATAGGTTGATTTAAACAATCTTAGATACCGGTACTCAGCCGAAGACACGACGAAGCTGGTCGCGAATCCAACCAGCATAAGGGGCGATTGGCTTTGAGTATCTCAACTCCTCTTCCGGTGTCGGGGGCGGATCGTTGCCGATGTCTCGTATTATCTGGGAAAATGCGGAAGCATCCACTGGCGACGGGACGACCGACCAAATCGCAATTTGGGACGTGCGGCCGTCGGTGGAGAAGTATCGGCAAGTAACCGTTGTCGTGACGCGATCAGCATTCCTGTTCAATGCGCTGAAGGTCAGGATTCCGGTATAAATTACTGGCTTCAGCGCTCCCGTATCAAACTCCTTCAGGTAGAATTTTTTCAGATCGGGATGCCGTAATTTCTCGTCGAGTTCGGCTCTGGTGGCGGGCCTCTCACCGGGGATGAACCTATTACGCTCATAGCTTGACGGTACCACGAGTGCCGGCTTCAGATTTTCCTCACAAGCCGTCACGATCGGCGGGTCGAAGGCGCCGCAACTGCTCAGCAGCGGCAACAGAAACGCCGTGATCACAACATTTGAAAACAACTTCATGAAATCCCCCGAATGCGCTGGGTGATTTCTGCCATCTATTCGAAAGGTACGCTAGTGGCTGATGTTGCAACTCTCGGTATTTTTGTTGATAGCTCGAATGTGCGGAAGGCGACTGGTGACTTAGATGGTTTCGCTGCAGCGATGGGGCGTGTGACAAATAGCTCTGGCGCAACGTCACGCGCGTTCAAAACCATGAATGGCGAGGCGAAAACGACTGGTGGAATCGTCGATAAGACTGCCGCAAATGTACTAAAGTTTGGAACCAGTTACGGTCTCGCTGCGGATAAGTTAAGGGGAGGGCTAATGGTCCTCGATGCTCGACCAAACAACGGTGCGCACTTATCCTATGCTTCAACTATGGAGACACAGAACGCCATCGCTGCTTCCGCAAACGTACAATCTACCGGGGACAAGGATTATGATTATTTTCTAGCACATAGGGCGGATTTCGCGAACGATACAGGTAAAGGCATAGCGGATATCCTTTTGAGCGCTACGAGCTTCGCAGTGAAAGGCGTAGCTAATGAAAAAATTCCCTATGTAGGTGAAGTTGGCGAGTGGGTAGGGAATTGGATAGAATCCTTTAGCCCGGCGATAATGCGTGAAAAATCTGCGGCACAGATCAAGTCCGACGCTCAGCTTGCCAGGGAAATGCAATCTTTGTCGGGGCAGAAAAACAATCCGGCAGTTGCGGAATTTGCGGCTGAGAAGATCTCAAGAGAGGACCTTCTCAGTCAAACTGTTGGATTTCGTGAGAGCGCAGACCGCACATTTAGTCAAGCTCTCGGTAAGTTCGAAAGTGTCGCGGGTGAGTTCGATGTATTACTTTCTGCCTCTGCAGGCAGGGCTGGTAGTCAGCTTTCCGAACTGGGAAATAGCTATTTAGATTTCTATGATAAGCTTAGAGCGGGCACCGCTCAAATAGTGGACGCGCAGAACTTTGATAAAGTGTTGTCAAAGACGGCGGCGCAAATGCCCGATGATTCTGAACTTGCTGAGTTTTCCAAGAATTTCAAAGGCGTTCTCGGATCAATCACACAGGACTTGACTGTTGCGAATGGTTTGAAAACGCAACATGAACTGTCTAATAGGACTCAAAGCGTCGCCGTCGATCCGGCAAAGCAAATCGTTTTCCCCCAGGGCGGCGCCAGCGCGAATACACTCCTTCCAAATATTTCTGCTTTCTCTCGCGTCAGTCCTCTTGCGATTGAAATGACATCGAGGCAGCCCATAGCGAACAGTATTGGCGTTCAAAACAGCCAAAAAGACGAACTCCAGAGCACTCAGCAAGCTACAGACGCTCTTACGAAATCCTCCAAAGCTAACACGGAGCAAGCGAAAGTTGGAATACAGACCTCTGCCCAATCCGCCGCTGCGACGGACAATGTGAAGTCGAAGGTTGTCACGCTGAAGCAAAGCCAGGATGAGCTTCAGAAAAGCTGCGCCGTACAATTGGCGCAAATGCCGCAATTGACCAAGGCGGCCAACGACCAGGCCGCAGCCTATCGGCGTGTCGCTGAGGCGCAGGCGCTGCAGAAGCTCGCGGGCGATATCCAGTTCCAGCAGGAGCAGATGGGCCGCTCGACCATCGATCAGACCGTTGCCTCGACACAGAAGCAATATGGCCTGCCGGTCGACATGAACTCGGCCTCGGCCAATATCATTCGCTATAATGAACAGCTGAAATATGCCCGCGAGCTTGCCGGCGATTTCGCCTCGACGTTGGTCAGCGGCTTGCGCAACGGCGAGGGCCTTTGGAAATCCCTAGGGAAGGCGGCGATTTCCGTGCTCACGAAGATCTCAGACAGGTTGCTGAACGATGTGCTCAACAGCCTGTTCCAGGTCAATAGTGCTGCTGCAGGCGGTGGCGGGGGAGGTGGAATCCTTGGCGGCATTCTCGGTATCTTCGGCTTTGGCGGCGGGAGCAGCGGTGGCAAATTCGATCTGGCGACGGGTGCGAATGCCCCGATCCCAATTGCACGACCGTTCGCAGACGGCGGCTATACCGGCCCTGGCGGCAAGCATGAGCCGGCTGGCATCGTTCATGCCGGCGAGGTCGTCTGGAGCCAGAAGGATATTGCCCGGGCGGGCGGCGTCGGAGTCGTCGAGGCGATGCGGCTTGGCCGGCGCGGCTATGCCGATGGCGGCGTGGTCGGCAAGGGCGGGCCGCAATTGGTGCGGGCGCAGCCGGATGCTGCCGTTCCCGTCCGTCGCTTGAGGGCTGACAATCAGAACGATGCCTCCGGCTCCGCTTCCGGCGTGCATGTCACCGTCGGTGTTTCCGTCGATGAGGACGGCAATCTGAAGGCCTATGTGAAGAATGTCGCGCAATCGGAAGCGCAGAGTTCGACGCGGCAGGGGCTGAATGATTTCAATCAGCAGCTTCCCGATCGCGTCGCGCAGATCAACCGCAATCCCCGGAGGCGCTGATGGCCGTTTCCTATCCCTACAGCCTGCCGGCCTTTGCCGATCTTCTGAAGATCTCCAGCATCGTCTGGGATATTCAGCGCAATGACGAGCTTTCCGGCTCCGGCGATGGCCGGGTCTGGCAGGCGGAGCTGGCGCCGCCGCTCTGGACCGGCACGGTGACGCTGGCCGACGTGTATAATGCGGAGGCGAAACAAATCGCCGCCCGCATCCGCAAGCTACACGGCGCCCAGGAGGCGCTTTTTCTTTATGATCCGCTGTCGAAATATCCGCAGGCCGATCCCGACGGGACGAAGCTCGGGAGCGCTGCGGTCAGCGTCGCGGCGCTCGGGAGCGATAATGCCTCGCTCAGCCTCAAGGGCCTGCCGGTCGGCTATCGGCTGACGGTCGGTGACAAGATGCAGGTCGGCTATGGCGGCGCACGCTCCGCCTTTCTCGAAGTCTCGGAAACGGTTGGTGCCGACGGGCAGGGGGTGACGCCGGTCTTCGGCGTCTTCCCGCATCTGCCGGTCGGCTTTGCCGCCGGTCTCGGCGTGACGCTTCTGCTGCCGGCCTGCAAATGCCTGGTCATGCCGGGCAGCCACAATCCCGGCACAGCGAGCGGCCCGATCACCTCGGGCGCCACTTTCAAAATCATCCAGAAGAAATAGACGATGAAGAACATCACCTCCGCCTTCTTCGCGGCGCTGACCGGCGCGCGCGACAAGGGGCTCGTGCCCCGTCGTTTCGTCTGGATCACCGGCAGGGATATCGCCAGCGGCGCGCCTGCCTCGATTGGCCTCTGGACCGGCGATGACGACATCAACATTACCGTCATCTCTGGCGTCACCGGTTTGGCTGAGGCGCGCACCTATTATGGCGGCCTCAATCTAAAGGTGAGTCCGATCCCGCGCACGGCCGATCTCACGATCCAGACCGTGACCATCACCATCGGCCAGATCGCGCCCGCGGTGCAGCAGCTCGTGCGCGGCTACGATCTGCGGCTGGCGCCGATCGAAATCCACGACATGTCGTTCGATACCGGCATGCGGCAGCCGAGTGCGGCCCCGGAAATCGCCTTTCTCGGCATCGCCGATGGCGCGCCGGTGAAGACGCCGGCCGTCGGGCAGGATGGCGATATCGAGATATCAGCCATCTCCGCCGCCATCGCCATGCTGGAGCGCACCAATCCGGCCAAATCCTCCTATGAAGGCCAGAAGCGCCGCAGCGGCGATGAATTCGGCCTTTATTCCAGCACCGTCGCCAATTGGCAGATACCCTGGGGGCAGAAATGAACAGCGATCTTGTCAGGGTCAAGAACTGGCGCGCCTGCTTCGTCGCCGAGATCGATCGGTTGAAGCGCACGCCCTTTGCTTGGGGTAGCCATGATTGCGGACCGGGCCTTGCCGGCAATCTGGTGCTGGCGATCACCGGCGTCGATTGCGCCGCGCAGTTTCGCGGCGAATATTCGACCGCGGCCGGCGCGCTGAAAACGATGAAGGCGGCGGGCTTCGACAATCTCGCCGATCTCGTCGCCAGCATGCTTCCGGAGATCCATCCGAGCGAAGCCGGCATCGGCGATATCGCGGCCGTCCCGCATGAAGGCCCCTTCGGCTACGCGCTCGGCGTCGTCAATGGCGAGCGCATCTTCGTGCTGCGCGAGAGCGGGCTCGGCACCGTCGACCTGCTCGACGCCAAGCGGGCCTTCAAGGTCGGCTAGCCAGTCTCTCGACACCAATTTTATCTCTGACCGGTGACAAGTCGGCGCAGCTTTGACTGCGGCGACCCTTTTCCATGCGCCAATCGAGGTCGTCCGATCCATGAAATATCTCATTCTGCTCCTGAATGTCCTCAGCTTCTGGCTGATGGCGGATGCGGCGCATGCCGGCCCTCTCGTTGCGGCAATCGGTGCGATCTCGCAATTTGTCGGTTCGTTCGGCATCATCGGCAAACTGGCCTTGACCGTCGCTATCAATGTCGGCCTGTCGCTGATCGAAAAGGCGATGGCGAAGAAGGATCAGCAGCCGGCCGGCACCAAGCTCGAGATCAGCATGGGGGACGATCATGCGATGTCCTTCATCATCGGCAGCTACGCGACAGCCGGCAAACGCAAATATGCCGGCACCTGGGGTGAGGACGGCAAGACGCCGAATGCCTATTTCACCGACGTCATCGAGATCGGCAGCCTTCCCAACTTTGGCGGCGCCCGTGGCCTGACTAGCGTCTGGATCGACGACCAGAAGGTTGGCGTCCTGTGGGAAGAGCCGCATCCCGACGGGCGCGGCTATCCGGTGCTGCAGTATCGCGTCAAGGGCAAGGACTATCTCTGGATCAAATTCCTGGACGGCACGCAAACGAGCCCCGATCCCTTCCTGATGGCCAAATTCGGCAGCCAAGCCGAGCGGCCCTGGAGATCAACGATGATCGGCCGCGGCTGCCAGATCGTCATCCTGACCTCGCGCTACAATACGGACCTTTTTTCCGGCGTACCATCGGGCCTTTTCGAGCCGCATCCGCTGTCGCTCTACGACATCCGCAAGGATTCCTCGATGGGCGGCCATGGCGCGCACCGTTGGGATGATCGATCGACCTGGGAGCGGAGCAGCAACCCGGCCGTGATGATCTACAATCTCGCGCGCGGTGTCTATTACGCGTCCGAATGGGTTTATGGCGGCCAGAATATCGGCGCCTTCTGCCTGCCGGCGGCGAATTGGATGGCGGCGGCGAATGCCTGTGACGCAGTCGTCGGGCTCGGCGACGGAAACAGCGAACCCGCCTTTCGCGCCGGCTACGATGTTCAGTGCGACCGCGAGCCGCTCGATGCCATTACCGAACTTCTGAAAGGCTGCAACGGCCGCATGGCCGAAGTCGGCGGCATCTTCAAGATGCTGGTGGGTGCGCCGGGCGGCGCAGTCTATTCCTTCACGGATGATGATATCGTCGTCACCGAGGAGCAGGATTTCCAGCCGTTCCCTTCGCTTTCCGCGACATACAACGCCATCGAAGCCACATATCCCGAACCGGCCGAAAAATGGACGACGAAGGATGCGCCGGGGCGCTACAACGCCGATCTCGAAGCACAGGATGGCTATCGGCGTCTGCCAGCGCAGGTTCAACTGCTCGCCGTTCCGTTCGCCAATCAGGTGCAGCGGGTCGGCCTGGCGATGATTCAGGACTATCGGCGCTTTCGGGTGCACCAGGTCTCGCTGCCGCCGGATGCCTATCCGCTGGAGCCGAACGATGTCGTTTCCTGGTCTTCGGCACGCAATGGCTATGACGAGAAGAAATTCCTCGTCGTCAAAGTCGAACCGCAACCCAATTTCCTGATCGTTGTGACCCTTAAAGAGATCGACCCGGCCGATTACGATTGGCATCCGGGGCTGCAATTGCCAACGGCCATCGGCTGGCTAGGCCCGATCACTCCTCCATCGCAACCGATGATCGGCTGGATGGTGGAGCCTTCCACGATCAAGGATGCTGGCGGAATCGATCGTCGCCCGGCCATCAAGATCAGCTGCGCGCCGGATCTCGATGACGTTTCGGGCGTTTGGGGACAGGTGCGGCTCAAGGAAACGGGCGATGTCGTGTTCGATAGCGACAGCAACCCTTATGCCACGCCGTTCTCCTGGATCATCTCCGGTCAGTGGACCCTCCCGAACACGAATTATGAGGCACGCGGACGTTATCTTCCGCAGTCGAACCGAGCAACGGACTGGTCGGCTTGGTTGGCTGTGAAGACGCCGAACGTGCTCATCCAGGCGAGTGACGTTCTCGATGGCGCGATCATCCAATCGAAGATCGCCGATGCTGCGGTGACTGCCGCGAAGATCATGGACGAAGCGGTCTCGAACCTGAAGCTCGCCGATAAGGCGGTTTCGACCGCGAAGCTTCAGGTGGCCGCTGTGACCGCTGACGTGCTCGCCAGCGGAGCAGTGATTGCCTCCAAGCTTGCCGATGGTGCCGTTACTGCGCGGGCACTCGCCCAGGGCGCGGTGGATGCGACTGCACTTGCAAGCAGCATCAAGGCCGTCGAGGTCGTTGATGTCCTTCCGATGACAGGTAATGTCGAAGGCCGGCAGGTCTTTCTGACGACGGACGGCAAGCTTTACCGCTATCACAACGGCGGATGGACATTGGCCGTTGCTGCCGGCGATATCAATGGCTCTCTCGTTTCCTCGCAGATCGCCGATGCCGCCATCACGATCAGCAAGCTCGCCCAGGGCGCGGTGGACGCGACGAAGTTCGCATCCGGCATAAAGCCGATTGAGGTCGTTGACGCCCTTCCGTTGGCGGGCAATGTCGAAGGCCGTCAGGTTTTTCTAACGGCGGATGGCAAGCTCTATCGCTACCATAGCGGTGCTTGGACTGCCGCGACGGCGGCAGGTGATATCGCGGGCCAGATCGCCGGGACGCAGGTTTCGGACGGTGCGATCTCGACCCCGAAGCTCGGGGCCGGCGTCGTTACCGCCGACAAGATTGCCGCCAATAGCATCACGGCCGGCCAGATTGCGGCCGGCACGATCGGCGCGACACAGATTGCGGCCGGTGCTGTTTCGACCGACAAACTCGCGGCGAACTCGGTCAGCACCAGCAAGCTCGCTGTTGGCGCCGGTGTAAACTTGCTGCAGAATTCCAGTTTCACCATGGGAACGGATTGTTGGACCTATCTGCCTTGGGGCACCATTCCTGGCCTCTCTTTTGGGGTCCGGCCCGTGGGTTGGCCCTGGTCAGGAAAGAACAATTCGACCCTGCTGCTCTTGCAGGCGAGCGGGCCAGCCGGTTCGAACACCTATGCCGATATTCGCTGGCTGCGTCCCGACGGGGGATCGCTCGCCGGCTCCTTGAAGTACGCGGTTCCCTGTGTGCCTGGCGAATGGCTTGAGGCAACGGTCTATACGTCCGCCCATCGCTGCCAAATCGAGTCGTACATTGCGTGGGTGGGCGCAGATGGCACGGAAGTCGGATATAGTTCGGCCGGAAGCAACACCAACAACGCGATTAGCGGCGATTCGAACAATCCCGACCTGTGGCTGCGCTTGCGGGTCACGGGTGCCGCGCCAGCCAACGCGGTGGCCGCTTCGATCCTCATTCGCAAACGCGACACGCAGGCGGGCGGCGCAGATAGCTATGCCTTTATCAACAAGCCGATGCTGTGTCGCATTCCGGCCGGGGCGACGGAAGCAACACCATGGAGTGACGGCGGTATCGTTCTGATCACGAGCGGCGGCATTGTCGCCAACGCCGTTACCGCAGGAAAGATCGCAGCTAACGCTGTTACGGCCGGCACGATCGCCGCCAACGCGGTGACGGCCGGCACGATCGCGGCGGGCGCGGTCGCGGCAGCACAGATTGCGGCAGGTGCGATCACCGCCGACAAGCTTGCGGCGGGCTCCGTCTCCACTCAAGCGCTCGCGGTCGGCACCGGTGGCAACTTCCTGTCGAATTCCGATCTCTTTGCTGGGCTGACCGGTTGGGCGGCTGAGTATTCCAACGATGCGGCCAGTTTCGTGTTGAAATTGCGCACCGATACCTATGCCCCTATCCCCGGTGCGATCGAGATCTATCAGGGGAACGGCAACCAAGGCATCGAATACGGGGTGATGGCTACAGACGCCTACGGAAGCAGGCGGGAATTCGCGGTCAGGGCGAATGGCTGGTATGAGCTGTCCGTTTACTATTTCGGCCATCGCTGCACCGGTGTGCAACCTTACCTTGGGGTTTTCGACGCTGCCGGAAACCTCCTCGCGTTTCCGAATTGGGGCATCTTCCCGGCCTATCATAACTTCGACCCTCAGAAGAGTTTGGTGAACTATAGCCGCTTCTGGGGAAAGGTTCAGATGCCCGCCAACGCTGCCAAGGCGATGGTCTTTTTTCGAATGAAGGGGACTGTGGCGGGCCAGAGCGACAGCTATCTCTGGCTGACCCGCATGTATTTCGGCGAGGCCAATACCAATCAAGCCGAGGCGACGCCTTGGAGCGATGAAAGTGTGACGGTGGTTTCGGATGGCAATATCGCCACTGGCGCGGTGTCGGCCGACAAGATCGCTGCCAACGCCGTCACTGCTGGCAAGATCGCCGCCGGCGCGGTCACGGCTACGGCGATCGCCGCCGGTGCGGTCACCGCCGCCTCGATCGTGGCCGGCACAATCACCGGCGACAAGCTGGCGACAAACACGATCGGTGCCAACCAAATCGCGGCCGGCGCGATCACCGCCAAATCGCTCGTGCTGACCGACTTTTCCAATATGGCTGATAACGGTTGGCAGACTGGCACGCTGGATGGCTGGGCGCCGCAAAATTTGCAGTCTTTCTACATTGACACCGTTTCCGGGGATGCGGCTGGATGGGTTCTTCAGTCGCTCGGCCGAGACTGTGCCCGATCGAACTTCGTCGCCGTTTCTGTCGGTGAAACCTATGCGTTCGATGCGTGGGTCTATAATGCCGATTCCGCAAGGGCTGCCATCTACGCGGTGACACAAACACCTACGGGGGTTTGGGGCTATAGCATCGTAGCTTTCACTGACGCCAAGAACACATGGGCGCGCCTGCAGGGGCGATACCTTATCCCGAGTGGCTGTACCAAGCTCGCCATGCTTCTGCTGGTGGACAAGACGGCAGGCACCGGCAATTCCTGCTACTGGTCGAAGCCGGTCATGCGCCGCGCTGTTTCGGCCGAGTTGATCGTCGACGGCGCTATCACGGCCAACAAAATGTCGGTCAACAGCCTTGACGCCATTTCGGCCAATCTTGGGGCCGTCAATATCAGCTCCGCCATCATCGGCAGCTTGCAGGTCGGAACCAGCAACATTGCGGCGGGCGCTATTACGCGCGTTGATTCTTCGATCCAGGGCCAGGCGGGCATTAACGCTGGATCCGGTCCCGTCCCGACGACGGGTATTACGGCCTATCACGGCACTGGCTCTCCGCCGATCCTGGTCATGTCGTCATTCTCGATGAGCAATAACGGCGTCACCCAGGCGGGCGCGATGACCGAAGTCGAGGTCTACGTCTGGGACAGCGGCAACAACGCCTATACGGCGGTTCTGCCGTTGTCGTTCTATAAATACGGTACTTTCGCGCACGCATTCACTTACACGCCGCCTGCTGGGACTAGCTCTACGCAGTTCCGTTTCGACGTGAAGCCGCTCACCCTTCAAGGGAGCAGCGCGCCGCTCCTTCTTGTCAACAATCGCAGCATCAACGCGCTCACTCTGAAGCGCTGAACCACAGAAAGGACTGCCATGTATCGCATTGACAGCATGTATGAACCGATGGTCGAGGCGCTGCTTGCGGCTCGATCCGAAAACAAGGCCGATCGCTGGATGGCATGCGTCGCCTTCTGGCTCGGCCGGCAACAGATGTACAACGTGGCGGATTTCTGGCTGTCGCTCGCGGCCAAGATCACATCTGGACTGGATGCCGCCGACAAGGACGCGATCCTCGATCAGCTGAACAGCAAGGAAGCCGCCTTGGTCGCTTCGGCCGCCGATTGGCCCGAGACGCCGGCAAGTCTTCTGGCGATCGTCGCCGGCTGGTCTCCGGAGCCGCCTCCGGTCGATCTCTATGCCTATGCTGCCACCAAGCGCTATGCCGTCGAGACGGGCGGCATCGTGCTCGGCGGCATGCGTGTCATGACCGATCGCAGCAGCCAGTCGCTGATCACTGGAGCCGATAATTATGTGCAGGCGAACCCGGACGCGCTGGTGAAGTTCAAGACGGCGGCCGGCTTTGTCGAGCTTTCCGCCGCGCAGACGACGGCGATTGCCAACGCAGTCGGCGAGCATGTGCAAGCGAGCTTTGCCGCCGAGAGCGAAGTCAACGCGCGGATCGCCGCCGGCACCATCACCAAGGCGAATGAAATCGATGCGTTTGCATGGCCGTCCAATTCAGCTGCGGCGCCTGCGGCCTAAGGAGCCCTTGAATGTCCACTTATGTAAAGTCCCTCAAGAAGCAGATCGAGCTGCTGCAGGGCGAAGTCGAGCTATATGCCAATGCGGTCGATTGCTTGGCCGGCGATTTGGCCGATACGCGGGGTCGACTTGCGATCCATGAAAAACCGGCTTCGATTGATGCTTCGAAGATGGCAGCAAACGAGAATGCCGCTCTGCCGTTCGACAGGGTTGACGGAGAACCCCGCAGCGCTCCATCGCAGCCTGGCGACCTTTGGACGCAGGGTGACTCGGCTGCTGTCATTGCGGGGTCGGATCACGCCGGCCGGTCTGCCGCGCAAAATGCAGAGGAATCGCAACGAATGAAATCAGATGAAATGGGCGTCGAACCCGCGGCCTTGTGACACAAGCGCTACTCGCATTTGTCCTGCAATCCTTGCCATTGCCTTGGCTAGCGCAGCCCGCCGAGCAGGAACACCGCCGGGACGGCAAGCGCCGCTGACGTGATTATCGCGGAAATACCAATCTTAAGCGCTCTGATGCGCCGCGTCCTGACGCCACTCCAATCATAACTCACACTCACTAACTCCCAAGAATCATTAGGGATTCGCAAATTAGGCGCGCTCCGTCTTCAGGCAAGGCAATGGCGAAGCTCATCCACAGAGGAAACCATTATGGATCACGCGAAATTCTTCGCGTCAGTACGCATGTCATTGTTTGGCGGGCGGTTGTCGACAAATCAGGTCGATGGCATGGAGGCCTTTCTTTCAAGGTGGCGGGTCGAGCCGTTCGATAGCCGGTGGCTCGCCTACATGCTTGCGACGGCGTATCACGAGACAGGCACCATGATGTGCGCGATCTCTGAAAAGCTTAGCTATTCTGCGGCTGGTCTTTGCGCCGTCTTCCCGAAATACTTCAACGCCAAAGAGGCTGCTGCTTATGCTCGCCAGCCAGAACGTATCGCCAACCGCGCCTATGCAAACCGCATGGGCAACGGCAGCGAGGCGACCGGGGACGGCTGGCGTTATCGCGGCCGCGGGCTGGTGCAGATCACTGGCCGCGACAATTACGCAAAATACGCCATCGACGACGACCCGGATAAGGCACTAGATGCTCCCAAGGCTATCGAAATCCTGTTCGATGGCATGATCAACGGTCGCTTTACCGGAAGAAAACTTGCCGATTATTTTAGCGCTACCGCGACAGATTGGGTCGGGGCGCGCAGAATTATCAACGGCACGGATCGCGCCATCGAGATTGCCGGCTACGCCAAGAAATTTGCCGCGGCAATCGAGGTCGCGCGGTAGTTCGGCGGCAAGGCGATTGGATAAGATCGCCGAATATCCAATCAGGCCCATCACTTAGATCCCCGGCATCTTGCGACGCGATTCACCTGTCGTCGACCGCGCGTGCGATCGAAGTGGCTCGTCATGAGCCTTCGCGACTGCGCGACTTCGGAGGTCGCTATCGACCGACACCTGCCTGCCAACCGACGATTGTTTCCCCGCCTCAAAGAGGAAAAAATGTTTGATACGAATATGTTACACAACGCCCTGAATATTCTGATCACCCTGTCGGCTCTTTTGGTTGCCATTCTCTTGGCGACGGGCTGTACTCAACTTGCCGACGGCCTATTGGAATGTTCCCAATCTTTCATCGGCCCAGGTTATGCAGCAGGGGCCATTGCTGCTCTGAGCGCGCTTAAGATCGCTGTTAATATCATGCGGGATGGCGTTGCCGGACTGATAAAACCGCAACCGCCCGTCGACAATTGAGGGCAGCTCCCGCCCGGATACGTCCAATGACGAAGATGTGCAATTTTCAGAATTCCAAAACTTGATAGAGAAAAGCAATGACGATTCACGAATTTCTGGATGCACTGGGCATCAAAGTCGGTGTCGTCATTGCTGGCCTTTCGGGTGGAATTTTGCGAGGTCTTTCCAGACGTCGATACACGACCAGAGAGATTGTCGCATCGCCGATCTGCGGGGCGCTGGCGGCGGCTTATCTTACGGAGCCGGCACTTTTCTATCTGCGTGCCATCAATTGGCCCTTACCCCAAGAGGATATTGCGGCGATGAACGCGACGGCTTTCGTCGTCGGTGTGTGCGCCATGTGGATCGCCGACCTGGTTTTCGATGCCATTTCGCGATGGGTAAAAGGTGGCCGTGAAATGACGTGA